GGAGTGTAAAAACATGATCTACCCACTAGAAATAATCCGTAAACATATCTGGATGTGGCGCTATGAACGCCGTCGCCGTAATCGCTAGGCGGTTCCATAAAATAACGGCCTGGTACACCATGCGACAATGTGGAACGGTTCGTAAAAAGTTCGAATCCCTTCTCCCCTACGAGGTGGAATTTCGAACCCCCTTATGCTATAATTAAAGAGGTTACGCTAGTTTAGTATTACTTCTAGCATTGTAGCCATATTCCACTGCGAATATCATAAAAGGTGCAAGTGATATGCTTGCGCTTTTATGGTATAATATAGGTAGTCAATGATGCATCGAGAGTAATCTCGGTGCCTTTTTGTTGCACATTGTTATCTAGCCTAGACAAGGGGGTGGTGTTATGGGCAGAAAAGGTAGAAGAATCAGGAAAGCCGCGAAACGCCAACATGGCTTTAACGAGCATCATTTCCTGTATCCGCGCACATCCTGGAATTATGGTTTCGGTCTACTTCTCCGTTATGCGTTTACGGCAAGAATTCCAGTAGGAACGCATGATTATCTCCATCGCGAGTTACTCGATGCCGTTCCTAGACCGGACGAAGATTTACTCGAAAAGGCTTGGAATGATTACCAGGCGAATAAGGAAGCTATCGACGAATACAGTATGGTTCGTAAAATGGCTTGGCTCTATAAGGCGATTCCGGACAAGGACTTTCGCGAAGCAATGCAGGTTCAGATTGATTACTTTACCGAAGAACTCGGAGGCTCGTATTGAGCCTCCATCTCCAAGACAAGAAGGGTGTATATGAGTGAAACAATCACAGCAGTGATACTAACAGGCATCTTCTCTGTTATTGGCTCATATATTGCCAATAAGACAATCTCCGAGAAGACGAGCCGCGAGAACGATATTAAGGCCGCGCAACGCGAGCAGAGACAGCAAGACCGACTCGAGGCAATCGAACATAAATTAGATATTCATAACGGCTACGCAGAGAAACTAGGTTCAATAGATATTTCGATGGCAGCTATGCAAAAAGACATTGAATACCTGAAAGGAGGTAGCAAATGAACGACATCCTGATGTGCGTTGGTGCCGCAGGTGTATTCTTCGGAGCTATGGCGCTTCGAGGCATCTTCGGATACCTTAAAAACAAAAAAATAGCAGTAGAAGACATTAAATTTGATTGGAAGAAGTTTTTGTCCGGCTCAATTCGGCCAATTCTTCTAACATTAGCAATCGGTGCTCTAGCGGCACTCATTTTGTTATTTCTTAAGTTGGTGGGCGTATCTGGTGTTGAAGTCGAGGGCTTAGACCAGATTTCGATTCATAATCTACTCATCGGCTTATTTATTGCTGATATTGGCGCTATCGGCTACGCAACCAGTGAAGCTTTGATGGCTTTCGGACTAAGCGAGAAGCAAATCGCGCAGATTCGCGAAGCAGCAAAGGAAGGCGAGACTGGTATCGCTATTGATGTAGACGAGGACGGCAACATTATCGCCTCGGCTGAGACGATTACCGAGAAATCAGATAAGGAACAGCTCGACGAGGATGGCGTAGATGTCGACCATGGCGAAGAGGTAGACGACGGTAAAGGCAGTGGTAATACCTACCCTGAACCGTATCGCTCTCGCCCAAAAGATAGCTGTACTGATCCGTCAACTTGTTATAACCGCGAATGCGTTAGCTACTGCGCCTGGAAGATTTGTGAAGCTAAAGGCTCATGGCCTCCACGCACTGGCAATATGAATGCTAAGGAATGGATCTACCGCTTGCCTTCTTGGGGTTATAAACAGGTATCGGCACCTAAGAACGGCGGTCTCTATGTCGGTGTTCTAACGAGTGGCAAATACGGCCATGTCGTATGGTTCGAGGGTGGTAACACTATTTCTGAGTACAATTACGGCTCTACTGGCAATTACGGCGTACGCAATATCAATCTTAGCCAGTATATCTGGTTCGAGATTAAGGCTCCGGCTCCTGCGCCTACTCCAACGCCTACTACTGATTTCAAGGTTGGCGACAATGTTACGCTCAAGAGCTATGTCGACTACTACGGCAACAAGCTAATCAAGACTCGTGATTACTACACTATCTCCGAGATTAGTGGCAATCGCGCGGTGTTGGTATCTGGTGGCGTTGTCTATGCGGCAGTTAATACGAATAACCTCGTCAAATACAATGGTTCTACTACCCCTACTTCAAATGCTCCGAAGATTGGCGATAGAGTTTATACTTCTGCTACGAAAGACCAGAACGGTACCTATCTTAACCTGAAGATTATTAACGACGGCAATTCTATCTGGACTGAGAACAACGGTCGAGGTATGGCTGTCCTTAGAACTGCTAACGGAACCTGCCGTTGCGCTGTTCCGCCTAGCTCATTGAGGAAGGCTTAATAATGGGAATTGTTAGCGGCAATTTATTAACTATCAACGGCACTGCTATGCCTGGCCTTAAGGAATATAAGGTCGGGTATAACAAGCTCTGGAAAGATGCTGACCGTAACATGAACGGCGAAGTTCGTGCGACACTGATTGGCATCTTCCCGAAGATTGAATTAGTATTTCGTGATGCCTTAACTGAGAATCAGGTCAATACAATAATCTCGAAGCTAGACCTGCCCTATTTCTCTGTTACTTATTACGACCCTAAGACTAAGGGCAACATTACTGCGCAATATTACGCAAGCGATTATACGGTAGAAATCCTAGATCGTTCGCGCAGTCTATTCAAAGGCTTTAGCGTGAGCCTAGTTCCAGTGAGTCGAAGATGATAAATGTAACCACAGCATTCAAAAACGCCATGAAGGCACCGGTTAAAACCGTCAATGCGACAGTGGCTTTTGTTGATGGCGATACTTACACCTCTGGCGATAATCTCGTCAAATGTGAATTGCAGGCTAACGGTTACTATTTTGGCGTGGCGACGAAGGCCGTTACGGTCGTTCTTCTTGGCACGAATTATGATTTGGTCGATAAGAAATTTGACCTCACGCTTAAGGTGCTTACTGATTCAACGAATAATACCTGGGAAGACTGTATTTTAGGTCGATTCAAGGTCGTCGAGCAGACGGTAGATTTAGAAAAAGAGATGACAACGCTCAAGGCTTACGATGCGATAGGCATTATTGGCTCGAAGCTGTACAAAGAGGGCGATTTTACCTTTCCTATTACCGTCAACGCTCTTGCTGAGCGCCTCGCAATCGACTCAGGAATGGATGTCGAAGAATTGGAGTTAGTCAATGGAACCTATGAAATCCCAGAAGACTTATATGCAAAAATTAACAATATTACTCATCGAGATATTCTTGCTGAAATTTCTGGCGCTACTGCTAGCTTGGCCGCCGTTCATGGAGTAGATAGCGAGCTAACTTTTACTACACCAATGATGGAGCCTGTCGACTCGCTGAGCTATGACAACCTCAAGAAAGTTAAGCTTGAGCCGAAATATGGCAAGGTCAGCTCGGTAGTTATCGCCAGAACGCCGCAGGAAGATAATATTGCTGTTGTTGACGATGCGACGACATTAGTGCCGGCAGGCAAAAACCTAGCAGACCCTAGCACCTACCCTCAAACACAAACACTGAACGGCATTACTTGCGTTTTTGATTCTGAAACGAATATCTTTACATTTAATGGCACTTGCACGAAGGATAATACCTGCTTCAGGGGTTTTAGAGCCCTCACTATGGACGGCGAGCATACGCTCTCTTGTTTCGTGGTTGGCGGTAGTCTATCGAATATTACCGGCGCAACGAAAATACAATTCCAAAATGGTACATCCTGGGCGGGCAATAACTGTCTGCTTGGCAATTCGACTACTAGCCGTACTTTCACGCTTAATAATCTTCTTTGTAATACTAATAATATCCGTTTTGACAATGGAGTTACGGCAAACAATTACCAGATACAGGTTCAGCTAGAAAAGAGTCCAACTCGAACTGACTTCGAGCCATTTATTCCTAACGGAATTGTTGAGGTCAAATTAGCTAATAATGAAATCCTGGACGATAACCGAGAAGCTATGGCTGAGCCAATACTTGATGTGGTTAAAGGTTTTGGGTTCCGTCCATTTGAAGCAACTACCGAAGGTCATGGTTGGCATGAAATTGGCGATAGGCTCAGGCTATTTAATGAGACTCTTGGCGTACCTGTCGAATATCAAGAAGTCGAATATCTCGAAAGCACTGGCACCCAGTTTATAAACACCGGCTACATTACAAAGACAAATACTAGAGTTGAGCTAATTGCTGATATTACATACGGCTCTACTGGATCTACCGGACATCCGAATAATCAAGGGCGTATATTATTTGATTTCAGAAATATAGGAACTGGTAGCTCTCAGCTCTATTTGGCGGCCAATTCTAGTCAGGCATTTAATAATATTCCGGCCGGTAAGCACAAATATTTCATCGATGCCAAGAACTTCAAGCTCGGATATGACAATACCGTAGTAACTAAACCTCAAGTATCACTGGTCATGTGCGGCGTGCCAATGGCGTTAGGCGCATGGCTAGAGAATAATCGATACTACTACTATACAGAAGGTAAAATTTACCGCTTCTCTGCATACGAAGACGATATATTGGTTCGTGATTTCGTTCCTTGCGTTAGGAAGTCTGATGGCGTTGCCGGGTTTTATGAGGTTGTCCAGGGCGTATTCTATACCAATGATGGCACCGGAGATTATATAGCAGGTGCTAAGACTGGCGTAGATGTCGATAATGATTGCATTGCCGATGTTATTCTTACCGACATTAAGCTCACTATCGACGGCGGCCTGACCGAAGTCCTCAAGGGCGTTGCGCCGGATGAAACGAAGACGAATTATGCTCTCGCAGGCGGCATCAAAAAGACGATCTATAACACTGAAATCAAGGTAGATAAGCAAGGCCAAGAGATTACTTCTGTTGTTTCTCGTCAGGAGCAATTCGAGAATGAAACGCTCGAAAACTTCACGCAGGTTGTTCAGAATATCAGCAGTATCACGACGACGATTCAGACGACTGGTGGCGGCAACTTAATCCATAACTCTGTCGGCTACAATGTCGACTCTAACCGCAACCTAGTCAACTGGACTAGCACTGGTACTATCTCTGCCGATTCGAGCCCAGAGAGCGTTTCCTATGGCGCTTTGTCGGGCAACCAGATAAACTTATCGGCTTCTAGTTCAATAACGCAGAGAATCGCCGTAGACACGCAAGGGAGCGTATATTCGTTTAGCTTTAAGGCTAAGAAAGGCGCTACTGGTACTGCTACCGTTCATCTTCGCAACTCGGTTGACGACTACTCTATTACTCTGCCGGCAAATCAGGCAGTACTGTGGCAGAGCTATAATCTCAACAATCTCACGCCACATGATAGCTATTTCGATGTCGTAGTCGAGACGAATAACAATATCACTGACTTTGCTATTACGGATATTGTCCTTAATGTTGGCGATTCGAATACGCCATGGGTGCCTGCATCTGACGAGATTCTCTCTAAGAGCGTTGCGATTGACGGCAGTGGCGTTACGGTTCGCTCGAATACGAATGACGATTATGTGAAACTCGACGAGTTCGGTTTGAATGGTTATCATGGCTCGTCGAATGTCTTCAAGCTTCAACAGGATGTTACGGAAGTAGCGAAGTTAAAGGCAAGGAATCAGATTGAAATGCCACCAATTAAGATAGTGCCGATTACGAGCGGTAGTCGCGCAGGTTGGTGCTTTGTTAAGGAGGAAAACTAATGGCAACAAGTGGTAGCTTTGAGACAACGGCGCGCATTAGCGGCTCGTATAATACTAAGGCCAAGTTTTCTTGGTGGCAAACTGGGCAGAGCGTTTCCGGCAACTATACAGATATTAGTTGGAAGCTAGAGGGTGTTACCGCTAGTCAGTATCAATATATCTATGTTTATGGCGTGTCTGTAACCGTCAACGGTGGCACTACTTCGAAATCATTCAATGGCAAGATGTATAACGGTACCGAGTTGGCATCTGGCTCGGCTCGCATCTACCATAATAACGACGGTACGAAGTCTTTCTCCGCCTCAGCATCGATTGAGCAGTATTCTACTGGCTCCTGGTATTCTGGTAGTAACTCTTGGACTTTGAATACGATTGCGCGTGCTTCTCAGCCGTCTATCAATACCTATCCGAATAACTCGCCTGATTTTAATGTTGGCGACACTATTACAATCCACATGAACCAGGCGGCCGATAGCTTTACTCATACGGTAAAGATGAACTACGGTAGTTCGTCGTACACTATCGCCACTGGCGTGAAGTATAACTGTACCTTCAATACGAGCACCCTTGCGAACGAACTCTATGCTCTAATGCCAAGTTCTACAAACTATGGCAGTACTATCTCGGTTACAACCTATAATGGCTCAACTAATATCGGCACGAAGACTTGCGCCTACAACGCGAAGGCTGTCGAGGCGAATGTTAAGCCTCAGTTCTCTGATTTCGAGTATGCTGACACTAACTCCGCCGTTACGGCTATCACTGGGAATAATCAGTATCTAGTTCAGGGCAAATCTACGCTTGCTGTTACCGTTCCGCGTATAGATCGCGCATTGCCGGTTATGTACACTTCAATGGCGAGTTACACCTCGTCCTTGTCTGGTAAAACGGTTACTGCCTCGTATGATTCTGAAACCGATGTTACGATGACATTTACGGACAATGCCTTTACTCCTGGCACGCAGGTGCTTGCGGTTAAGGCAACCGATGCTCGTGGCTACTCTACGAGCGTGAATAAGAATGTTAATATTATTGCCTACTCTGCGCCGACTATCGCAGCGACGGCCACTCGTGCAGGTAACTTCGAGAATGAGACTACGCTTCATATTGAGGGCACTTTTGCTCCTGTAACGATTGAAGGAACGGCAAAGAACACCGTTACGAATGTTAAATATCGCTATAAGAAGCAGTCCACCTCGACTTGGGGTTCATGGATAAATATGTCTGGCTTAACGCCAACGAGCGCCGGCGCTTATACTACGACGAATGTAGTGCTCAATTTAGCGAATACTGATGCTTGGGATATTCAAGTCCAAACGACTGATAGATTCGAGACTTCAACGGCATCGTTGACCGTTTCTGTTGGCGTTCCAGTATTTCGTATAGGCACAGATGGCTATGTATATAACAACGAACAACCGTTAATGCCGAGCCATGTCGGGCAGGTTATTATGTCGACAACTTTGGACACTGCGGCAAAAGTACAAGCAATTTACGGCGGCACTTGGGAGGCCTGGGGAGCAGGTCGCGTTCCGGTCGGAGTCGACCCAAATGATACCGATTTTAACGCTCCAAATAAGACAGGCGGTAGTAAGACTGTAACCTTGCAAGTCAACCAGATACCGAGCCACAGGCACCTCATAGGTCAAACCTGGAAGGACTGGAAACTGCAAGCCGGCGGAAATGGGCCTGCCGGCACATACGCGAACTATGGCAATGATACCTGGAGCCAATATACAGGCGGAGGCGAAGCTCACGAAAATATGCCTCCATATCAGACTCTCTACCTCTGGAAAAGAGTTAGCTAACGCGCTTCCACATGTAGAGCGCAGCGTATGGTTGCAAGTTGTCATGGGCTTGCCCACCGCCAGTGTCGCCGCCGTAAACCGAAGCATCGAATGTGCCACCATTGAAGCCTGCGCCGAGCGAGCTTGTACTACCCCAACCAGTAACTCCGAAACGCACATCATAGATGCGTTTTCCAGATGTGTTCGCATAGGTATGATGGTGGCTTGGTATCTGTTCAATCTGCAATGTTACAGTCTATGCGGTTCGTCGCCACATATAGAGCGTGCAGTAAGGCTGCATATTGGCATGAGGTTGCCCACCGCCTACATAACTGGTGCCTAAATTATCACCATGCCAACCGCGATTATAGCCACCCCACCATTGGTAGCGGTATGCATCGGTGTTTGCTCCTGCATCTCCAATATCTCCGTAACCAGAATATATCGCATGTTGGTGCGGCGGTAACTGTTCTACCGTCAATGATGCAGTCTTATCCTAATTAGGCACTCCTGCGCCACATATAAAGAGCAATATACGGCTGAAGAATGGATTCTTTCGATGTCTGACCGGTCGAAGCGTACGCGTTATTTGAGCTTGTAGCTGTGCCATCCTTGCGCCCAGAGTTGCCGGCGAAGGAAGCCGAACCGTCGCGAACAGCAGGCGCGTAGCCGCCGTCTACGCGTTTGTATGCGCGTAAAGATGTGGCGCAAATAGAGCCGTAATATTCCGTATAACCGATAGTGAATGTGCATGATACAGTCTTAATCAAGTGGAGCCGCGAGATACGGCGGAATATTACTTAATGCGTAACCTTGCCAACCGTTAGTCTGGACTATCTTTTTATCTGGCTGAGAGATACGGATTTGGCATGTGCCGTTTTGGTTCTTTTCTGCATAAATCATGTAAAAGCTGCCTGTTACTTCATACTGAGTACCACCGCCAGTGATTTGTGTAAGCTCCGGCGCGAATTGTGCAGGTATATCAACGAGCAAAGTAGAGCTCATAACCCCGACCGAGATTTTACAGTAGATCTCGCCGGCAAAATAGACCACATTGCCGATTCTTCTTACCTTTGGCGGTTGGTCTGAGCGTGCTGCGTAGTGGTAGGTGTTTTCGATATGCTGCGTTAGATCTATCCAACCAGTATCGATTGGCTCTTCGGGCAAATCTGCGACCGTTAATATCCTCTGTTCGTTGTTATATACATAATCATGCCGTTTATGGTATAATATAGGTATTACAGACAAAGCTTATGACTTAACGCCTGTAATCCGGAGGAAGGAACGCCTCTATGCAAGGAATCGCTCATAAGGCGATTTTTTGTTATATCTTTTTCTTGCCAAGTTAAATATGCAAGTAACATTTTCAGCAAAAACCACCCCTGTTAAATGAGGTGGTTTTCTTATTTGGGATATAACAATTTGTTATATATTGATTACGCCGCGGTTGGCAAGAAATGAGCTTTCGTTGATGCCGTCAATGACTTTATCAATGAGCGTATCTTCGCCGACTTTGACGATAATATGCGTTTGCGAGTTGGCCTCGATGACATCGGATAGGCTTGTTTCGATGTCGCTGTTGAGGCCTGAGAACTTGCTTGCCATGTCGATACCTACTGGATCTAGATAGTCCGAGAATGAAGTATTTGCGGCATCTGCGACCTTCTCTGCGGCGCTTGCAACCATATCGGCGTTATCGAGAATACCGAGTGCGGCACCTTCTGAGAAGTATCCGCCGCTCTCTTTCATTACGCGAGACGGAGAATGAATCCTAAGAGCCGCGTCGAAGCCTTTCTTACCTTGCAGGCCTTGCTGATAGCCTGCATTGTAGACTGCGTTGTTCTTGGATTGAATGCCGCTCGTAACGCCATTGCCGAAGTTCTGGCCTGATTTCTTGCCGTTATTTGCGAGCATATTTTGAAGGTTGAGGAGCGTTGTGTCCATTGTCTGAGCATTATTCTTAACGCTGTTTGGCAACATACTCCAGACTTTATCCCATTCTTTGTATGACTTAGCCATATCGTCAGCCACGCCTTTGACGAGCCAGGCCATCTCTTCCTTGGTGCGCTTGACAGTTTGGCCGTTCTCAAGAGTGAACTCCTGTTGTTTATTGGAATACATGCGGAGAGTGTTTGCGAGCTGATACCAGTTGCCCTTCTCTGCGAGCTGTTGCGCTTGCTTATTCATCATGGAGCGAATCTGAATATTCTCCGCCTCGGTCTGACGATCTGTTGCGCTTGTTACCGCCTCTTGGCTCGTTGCGCGCTCTTTCTCTGCCGCAGTTACTTTCTGCTCGGCATCCTTTACCTTCGCAACAGCATCCATGAGCTTGAGATGCGCGCTGTCGAGGGTTTTGACCTTGCCCATGTTCTCTTCGTAGTACTTGGTCGCCTGCTCAGTGGTCATGTTCAAGCTCTTTGCCACAGTGTCGAGGTTCGAGACTGCGCTGCGACGGTTCGTCTCGGCGTTGATGAGGTTGCCGTTCGCGTTATTGAGTTGGTCGGTCGCATTTTTGAGCTCTTCCATTGCTTCTTTTTGCCACTGAATACCATCGGTGCGCTGCTTTTCGATATACTGAGCGAGTTGCTGTGTAGTCATGTAGTCTTTAGTCGCGCTATCGTTCAACATGAGTTGGAGCTTGAGCGCTTCATAGCCTACTCTTAAGCTGACTATGATACCGGTAATTGCGAGAACCGGAACCGCCGCCGCCGCCGCAGTTGATGCGAAAGCAGTTAGTCCGGTGCCGGCAGTCGCGATCGCGCTAGTAACACCTGTGGTGCTTGCCGCCGTATTCATGAGTGCGACATTGAGACTTCCGCTAGCCGCGAGGAAACCTTGGAATATTTGAATAGCCGATGCTACTCCGGCAACGAGCGCCTCAATCTTAATTCCTGCCACTGCAACGCCGATTGCTATGAGTCCGGCCGCAAGAAGGTCGCAGACTGGAGCGTTTTCTCCAATCCATCGCAAAGCATTTCCGATTCCGTTTAATACTCCTACGATAACGCTTCCAGTGAACTGTGCGATTGGTACGACGAAGAAATCGATAAATGGCTCTAGATACCCCCATACGGAGTTAATAACGCCGCCGAGGAAGTTGATAGCGCCACCTACTGCGTTGAGGAATGCCGGGAATAATTCATTACCTGCCCAACTTACGAACGGCTTTAGGTACTTATCCCATACATCCTTTGCAATTTTGCCTACTGGTTCGAGGAATTTTTTCACATCATCTGCAAAGCGTTTAATTGCCTTGCCGATTTTGTCGAAGTCGAAGATTTTCTTTAGACCTTTTATCATATTTTCGGCCAATTCTTGCACTTTATCGGTTGCTTTCTCGAATTGGCTCGTATCAAAGTCTAGGTTCCCGAAATCGTAGCCGGAAAGGTCAGCGCCACCGGCACCGGCCCCGCCGCCTCCACCACCAGAGCCGCCAGATTCCTGTTCTCTAAGCACATTCATTTCATCGAAGCCGGCTAATTGTTTAGCTAACTTCTTTGCCGCGCCAGTAGTTCCATTGATGCCCTTTGTTGCATCTCCTGCCGCTGAGCCGATACCTGAGACTGATGTAGCCGCGTTGTCTGCCGAGCTTGAGGTCTTACCGAAAGCGATTGCAGACTGGCCGAATAGCGCGCGCAATGCGTTGATAGCTGTTAGCACCATACGAATGAAGGCGGCGACAAAGTTTGCAGCCGTACCGACTGCCGAAGCGATCATATTGAAGAACCCGGCGATATTAGACTGTCCGATAGCATCCATAATATTAGCTAAACCTCTAGTAATTGCCGTCTTGAGGTTCGTAATAGATGTCTGAACGCCACCAGTCGCGCCGCGCGCTTGTTCTTCGAAACTCTTAAAGCCTGCTACGCCGTCTTTATTGAGGCGCATGATGGTCGCCATAAAGTCATTCATCGAGACTTCGCCAGAGCGTAAGGCATCGCCTAGGGCGCTTGAATTAACATAGCCCATAGCCTGAGCCACTTGCTTCATCTGAGCAGGCATAGCCATCATCATTGTGCGCCATTCCATCATGTCAGGCTTGCCCTTAGCGTATGCTTGACTCATCTGCTCTAGTGCCGATTTCTGAATCTCTGCGCTTGCTCCACCGGCGAGAATGGCATTATTCAACGCTAGGAACATCTCTGTCGATGCTCCGATATTGCCATTCGCGCTCGTAAAGCGTTGAACTGCCAGGGCGGCCGCATCTACTGCCGTCGGCAATCCATTAAGTTTCTCGGTCATGTACTCAATCGCAGGCTGCGAGGCTTCGGCTGAGATGCCGAGATTAGACATAACTTTCGGGAAGTTATTTAGTGTATCGAGACGAGATACCGCATCGTCCATGGACGAAGCGATTGCGCTAAATGCCTTGGTAATGACATTAGCCGCAATATTGCCTACTGCACTACCAAAAGCGATAAAACCGGTAGACATTTTGCTCGAAGCGCGAGAGACATTGCTAGACAAATCAGACATCTGTTTCTCAACGGCGTTGAGTTTTCTGTTTAAGTCAGCAATGTCGGCGGTAATTTGAACTTCTAAATTATCAATGGTTGCCATTCTAAATCCTCTTGTATTTCAACCGCGCTATTCTTGCCCGTTCTTCGTCAGTATTTGCTACATTGGCTTTGCGCTCGTCGTTAGCGTAGAAAGGTTCTTTCGGGTACTTCTTTGGGTCGTTGACTGCAATTCCGACATATCGTCCTAGTGCATGGTTGAGGGCATCTTCTAGCCGTCTATTTAGTTTTAGTCTCTCGTTGAAGCCTTCTAGACAGTCCTGAAAGTCTCCCCAGGTCAATTCCCAATAATCTTTAGGCTGAATGCCTATCGTAAAAGCTAGGCTTTGGTTTCTTTGCCAGGCTTCGTAGAAGAACCCTTGGTGTCCTTGACCCCCATTGCTTCCTTCATCGCTTCTATGTCCAGATCTTGTCCTAAAAAACCACTCTGGTCGACTTTCTCGAAGATATTTACGACGACCTTCTGCATGCTCTGCTTCAAGTCTTTATCGAAATCTTCCTCTGTTGCGCCACCGCATGCGTATAGAAACATAAGGTTAGTCATGCTGATACTGCGGCTACCGATTGCGACGATAGCATCAAAGAACGAGATGCTATATTTCTGCTCGGCGTTACGGATATTGGAAGCTTTGTAATCGAGGTTGAACATAATAATTTCCTTGTTTAGATGCTAGGTGGGCGTAGTTAGCCTCCACGCCCAAGAGGATTGGATTAAGCCTCAGCGTACACTGGGTCGCCGGTCAAGCGAATCGTGAAGGTAACCGAAAGGAGACCATCTGGAGTCGCTTCGCCGAAGTTGAGGGCGGAAATGTAACCGGTGTAAGTTAGAGTACCGGCATCATCTGGGTAAGTCTCAACCCAAGTACGAGTTTCGCCACTTGCGAGAAGTGCGCGAAGTTTTGCGACCTGACCGTCGAACATGTTGTTGACGGAGACTTCAACGCTCCCTGGGTCTTTTGCACCCTGGATGAATTCTTTGGAGCGGTTTGGAGAATCGAGCGTAGTAACATCGATTTCCTCGGCTTCGGTAGCCTGTTCGCCGATGCTCGTGATGTGAGCAATAACGGTATCGTCGGCTTCTTGACCTGCTTTAACGAGCTTGAGACTCGTTGCCATAGCTTGAGTTCCTGCCATGTTATTTTCTCCTTACATCAACGAAGACCGACGAAGGTCGCATTGATGTGGTATAAAGCGCCCTCTGGTGCCGGAACATCGAGGGAGTTAGTTAGTCGATATTTCAACTCGCGCATCTTAGCCTCGACTTGTACTAAGAGCCTGGAAGCAGTAACACTATCATTCGTCCATATATCGATGGCGCAACGGATTGTCTGATTCGCAATTTCATTCTCCAAGTAGTAATCAGCTTCATTTCCGTCGATACGATAAGTAATCGCAGGTACTTCATTGAAGATATTGTTCGCACTTTGTGAGACCGAGACATTCTCGATTTCGCATAGTTTCGAATAGATTTCTGACTTTGGATTATACATTTTGAATTGCTCCGTTGAGTGCGCCTGACACTATGGCTTTTACGGTGTCTTTGTTATCGTGCAAAGATTTACCTAGGAATGGCTGTGCGGCTTGGCCTGCAACGCTTTTGCTATACGCCAACTTGAACTTAGTCTCGTATGGGTAGTGTCCGCGTGTGCCTGTGCCGAATTCGACATAAGGTGCGTATTCGACATTAGTGCCGACCTTCGCTGATACCTGATTCTTCGAGGTATTTGCCGGTGTCAAATGAATTGAACTGCGCAGAAGGCCAGTATCGACTGGACAATCTACTTTCGCGCCACCTTCGACAATCGCCGCCGCCTTATTGACTCCCTCGGCTACTTGAGCCAGGCTAGTCTTCGTAAGAGCTTTGATGCGATGCTTTGCTTGTGGCACGCCGTTTAGTTTTACTCCGATTGACATTTTCCTATTACAGTAAGGTGCGAATCGCTCGGTATTACACTTGTAGCAACATAGAGACGGTCTCCAAGCCGAAATAGATCGTTTACCCCTATCTCTGCGTTCGTGTTGCAGGTAATGCAAATATCGATTGAATCTACCAACCCTAGCTCGGCTTGTATTTCGCCTAGGTCGTTGAACCTTACATTTCCTTTGAACGATGATTTAACTGACTGTGAGTTGCGGATAACGCCACCTTCTTCGTCTTTGGTCGTTTCGGAGCTTAGAACCTCGATTGTCTTATCGTAAAACGCATCGGCAATCGCATTCTTCGCTTCGTTAGGCCACAACATCGATTCTCCTGTAACGAGCTAGTAAATCAGCGAAACCTGAGAATAAGGTATTATCGTCAGCAGATGCGAGATAATTCTTAACCTCATTGCTAAAGCTGATTGACTGGCCGTTATCGCTCATAGAGCTAATAGCAGAATCGGCATTAGTGGACGATTTGGCGTTAAATGATTGGTTAAAGATGCCGGAGACAATGCGTGCGACGATGCGCTCGACATTTTCGGGCAAATCGGCACTATTCAGATAAAGCAAAACGCGGTCGCCTACCTCATCGACAACGAGATCTAGCAAATCTGCGTTCTCTGGATCTGCGGCAGCATCGTTAAGTTTCTTCGTGTAGCCGATTATCCTTTGCTTTTGTTCTCCTGTCATACTCGCTCCAATTATTTTGCGGCTTTTTCAGCCTTCTTCTCGACCTTAGCGGCCGGTTTCTTGGTCGGGTCTTCAATCTCTTGATAGACTTCAGGATAACGACTCATCATATCGATGACATCCTTATCGTTGACTTCCTCAATGATACCGACCTTGATGTTCTTAAAGAATTTAGACATATCTTCATTCCTCTTAAAGTTGGTGCCGGTATTACGCCACCGGCAAGGCGGTCAATCTTACAAAGATGCAAGTTTCTTGACGAGATCTGGTGTTACAACGCCAGTACCGTAGGAGTAGAACATCTCAACAGCATGTGCGTTGCTGAGAGGGATTTTCTCATCCTGGTATTCGTTGAACATTGCAGGCTGACCGGCCGCACCGAAGATTTGTGCGATGATTGCCGAAGTCTGGCGAATGTTGCTGTAAACGCGTACGCCATGGAAGATTTCGATTTCTTCTTTGCCGTAATCGTTCTCGACCATAACCTTGTCGATGTAGTTGCGAAGCTTGCCGTAAGCAGCAGGGCTGAGGGTAAGAGCGATCATATCGCGATCTACGCCGTCTACCCAGTCGTTCTTGACCGTTTCGACAGCCTGAATCATGATCTCTGCAATGTCTTCGATAGCAGTTACACCTTCTGGAATCGTTACTGCGGTTGCTGCGCTTTCAAGGGCAGTAAAGTAAGCAGTATCGAGGTCAGCAATAGCGCGCTTGCCATGGTTGCCTGCGCGGCGAGCTACGATGTCAGCAACACCGAAGGTGCGAACATCTTTCTCTTCGATTTCCTCGACAATTTCCTTATCAACATTGAGGTTGATGGTAACTTTGCCAGTGTTCAAGACCTTGCTACCTGCGCCTGCGGTACGAGCAGTGCCGTAGTTAGCAGCAGCAGAGTTCTTAAAGCGGTTGATTTCTACGGAACCCGTTGTTGGATCGCCGGAGTAATCTTTGTTCTTGAGTTGCTCAGAAAGAGCACCCTTCTGGATGGAATCAATAACTTTACCGTAGCTTTCGGCGAGCTTATCGGCAGTCGTTCCAGCCGCATTCGTGTAGATACTTAACGCATCAGTACGAGCCATATTACTCTCCTTTGGAGTTTGAATGAGGCAAGATTAGAAGGCTGTTACACCCTTGGATGTATAGCCGCGGCTTGTTAAGCCCTTTTCGTTCTTACCTGTCGTTTTATCGCCATCGCCGAAGTCGGTAGGGGTTTTGCCCTTGAGTTTAGCCTCAACGCCCTTTGCAACGGCATCTTTGAAGGCTTTATCGAGGGCTTTGACATTGGCTGCGGTTTTATCCTTGTCAATGTCGACCACGAAGTCTACTAACTTGGTATCGATGTTCAATTCTGCAAGCTGTTCGATTGCATCGGCTCTGTTCTCGCGTAGCGTAATGCTGCGTTCCTTCTCGGCCAATTCGTCATCTTTCTGCTTGCGTGCCTCGCTCAACCTCTCCTCTTCGGTCATTTTCTGCTTGCGGTCATAGTCTGCCAAAGCATCCTGAATCGCTTGCTTGTTGCGCTCTTCATTCTTCGCATTGACTTCGCCAACGCGTTTCTGAATGAGTGCATTGACCTCATCCTGAGTGAAGGTTTTAGAGTTGCTACCTTTTTCCTCTGTTTGTCCGTCCGTAGGTTTGGCGGCAGAGTTTTGATTTACGGATTTGTCGTCCATAGAATCTCCCATTTTTACGCCTGTCGGCTTAATTGCAACAAAAATGCACCTCCGATTACTCGAAGATGCATCATTGACTGTCTATATTATACCATAAATGGAATAGATAAGGAATTGTCAAGATATGTTATTCGCAGATTAAGCTAGCATTGCCCATTTCGAAGTCGATACCCCACAATTCGAGGTCTTCTTCTGTTGGCTTTGCACCTTTATTGAAGCAATAAACTTCTGCACATAGGTTGCCCTCATAGTCCACGAAACGCTTAAAGCGGCATTCTCCTCTGCCTTCGCTCTGCTTTTCGTACATGCGCATGGATTTTTCGACTATTTCTAGTGCCTTCTTCTCATTTTGCATTTGATACTACCGCCTTTACATTTATCTTACTGTTAATTTTAGCATTATCACATCTAAAGAACGAGACCTTGCCTGGTACTGCCTTCTTGAAGTACGACTTCACATTCGACTTGCCTGGCTGTGGATCTAGATAAACGATGCCTAGTTTAGTCCTTTCTGCAATGAATGTATGGCCGACTCTGCTTCTAGGCCATCTTACTTCAATAATGAAGCGTGCGCCGTCTTTGTATCTTCCTAGCTTCTTCTCTAGCGATTCAAGACTTAGGTTCGACTGTCGTAAGGTGTCTGCATGCTCGAAGAAATAGCCGCCATTACGCATCTTATCGCCATACATCTTAGGCATTGCCGCAACATCATAACCTCTACGGCGTAGCTCATAAGCGCATACGCACCTCTGGCAGTTTCTACGCCATTGTGAACCTTTATCGTAGTTCGGATTGGAGCCACGCAATGCTTCGCCCATATTCATCGGTTTGCCACGCTTGATATTGAGTTGTTTAGCGACAATATCGCCGGTCATAGGCTTAGTAAAATAGATTCTCTGTAATGGGTTTAAGTAGCTAGGAAGCCCGATAGATTCTGCCCAGTTCGCGAACGGAACATTATAAGTGTATTGATTCTTGCCGGTTGCAGGGTTGCGGTAGAGTCGCGTTTCTGGCTCGTAACCCTTGAAATACGGAACGATAGTTGAGCGACAATTAGGGTGTAGTGGTGGCACATTGTCGCCTGGTATGCCGTCTTTGACATCGAATATCTTGCCGTCCATCTCCTGACATATTTCGCTCGTTCGGCTGTCTAGTGTAGCCAGGAAGCGAAACTTTTCGAACCCCATTTGCTTGTATGCTTCGAGCTCGCCTTCATTATGAAAGTGATTCGATTCGGTGCGAATGAGGCGTTCGGCGTAGTATTGGTTCACATTGTAATCATTGCGAACTTCTTGCGAGGTCTTCTGGATGCCTTGGCCGTTGGCGATTGCTACGGCGAGCGTTTTCTTGAGCCTTTCTGCAAGTAAGTCGGTATTTGTCCATATACGATTCGAGAAGTTCTTGCCTTCGAACCTAGCGCCCATAACTTGATCTATTGTGCGCTTATCAAGAATACCAAAGCCGACTGGCGTGGAACCTAGCCCTTGAGCGACATCGAAGCCGGCTCGATAATATGATTGCTCATAAACCGAACGCATCGCTGTTTGGTCGACACCCTGCTCCTGGATACCGACCTTCATGGCCTCTACGCGTAATTGTTCGTTGATAAACTCTAGACGGCTAACTCGCCCGGTGTAGTTTTCTGGCAACTTCGTCTTCAGGCCGAGCCGCTTCATCTCATTGACGAATTGTTTTATCTCTCCATCAGGAACGATAGAACGAAGGGCTTGCATATCGAAGCCCTTGTCCTGCTTGTAATAGGCGGCGTAAATATCCTGCAACTGCTTTACGGTGCGACGGCGTGCCTCTGCGTATACGCTAGAAAGCTCTCGCATATACTTTTTCGTAGTGCGTTCGCTGTCTAGCAGGCGTTGGTTCGCTCGCTTTTCCCAGTACCTATCCGTTCGCTTACGGAGCGACATTGATTATTCCTCGCTGTTTAGGACATTTGTGTCCGGAGCAGTGTTGGTGTCATTGGTGTCATCAACATTACCGAAATTGTTCGCGTTGTATTCATTATCCGTAGGTAATGATTCCTTCTCCTCTTCCTTTGCGATTGCTACTGTCTCAGAAGCATCGTCGACGAAGCTTAGCTGTGCGGCTAGGAGTTCGTCGTCAATGAGGCCGCGAAGGTTCGTAATCATCTGGCTCGTCTCGTAATCATTGGATGGTAGGTTGCGCTTAAAGACTGCATCGACATCTTGCTTCTTGACGGCCTCCATCTTAGAAGCAACACTTAAGAACTGTGTGTAGAGTTCGAAGCGTTGCATGAGGCTCGTCTCGAAGAAACGCTCCTTATTCTTGACGGTTTGCTCGAAGGCTAGAAGCTTGTAGCGAATGGCGACACCAGAAGCGTTGCCGACAAAGTTTGCATCGCTCATATTCGGCACCATGCTGATTTTATGGATGTCTTGTTCGATGGTCTTGCGAAGTACATCTACATCGCCTTCGTTGATAGTCTTAGTAAGGAATTCAACTTTGCCGTCCTTCGGGATACCGGATAATGCGCGCTTAGCCTTAAGTTCGCTCATCTGGCCTTCGTCGAACTTCATACCATAGAAACATAGGATTGCATCAACCAACTGCTCGCGATCATTCACGCGATCTGACTGGATGAGGTTATATGCATCGATAAGGCTAATGACCGGTTCGAAATCGCCCTGGTATTCTTTGTTGTTGCGATATTCAACGATAGGCACATTGCCGAATGAGTGCGGCTCGCGACTGACTTCTTTGAGCGCGTTGCCTGCACCGTTGAGCTCGTAATTGGTAATTTCGGTGTCAGTGGCAGCAATAATGTCGTAGTGGTCTAGCTTGTCTTTATTGAAGACGGCACGATAGTTAATGCCGCAGACTTTCTTATGGGCGATTGAATCGTCGTAAATAATGATCGTGTTGCGTGGATCTAGTACGGACGAGCAAGGCTCTGCTTCCTCGTTCGAGTAGACATACTCGTAGGCAATGCCGAAGATTGAACAGTCTTTGGCGAGTTCGAAGTCGATATTCTCCATGGTCTGAGCTTTGTAGGCATCGAGCAATGGCTCAATATCTACGCCCTCGTTGACCTGGTAATCAACTGGATTGCCGAGCAAGTAGCCAGTCGTAGTATCGACGATAAACTTCGCATGATTAACCATGACTTTGTTATTAAACTGAGTATCAGTCTTCTCGCGAGTCATGATATTTTGCTTGCCCATGTAATAATCATCGAGCATGTTGAAACGGTCGCGGCGCTTCTCGTTGAATTCGATTATTTCTTTGACGAGTGCCGCATCAAGTTCTTTGTCCTTTGGTATCTGAAACATATTCCTCCTTTAAGCCCATCGGTTTTCAAAAGCGGAGCGGCGTGTCGCTCTGCCGTTCTTTGCTATAACAGTCGGCGTTGTCGACATGGTTATAGTCTCGTAAATTGCCGCTAACACATCTACTGAATCATCATGCGCATTGCGGCCTTTGCGCTGATATGACATTACCTGTCGATAGAATTCCGGCCATTTCTTATCCCAATTTGGCGGCATGTATACATGATTTTGTACCCATGCTGAGCTCGAAAGGATGCGAGATTCCTTATTGTGTGTTTGAGGGATAGCTGTAATGGTCGTTCGGTTCGTGTGGTATTCATTAAATAATATCGATTCGACATTGCGCGCGAAGCCTCGGCCGCCGTTGTTAGACTCAATGCGCGCCTCGTTCACTTCGTCGTCGTTTAATAATGCCGCGACCTGTTGTTCGGTCTCTTCCATCGGCTCGTCGGTAAAGACAACATTCGTGATATACGCTTCGTCGTTGTATTCAATGAAGTTGATAGAACATAGGAAGTCGCTGCCGGTGTCTGCCGTATCGGTACAGTTCATAACGACACCTTCTGGCTTTGTATCCCATTCCATGAAGCGTTTGTATAGTCTGCCTGCAACATCAATCGGCTTCTGGTTGTAGTTCGCTTCGACAATATCGAGATTCATCTCGCGTGTCTTGGCTTTGTAGTCTTCCATGCTCAGAACATCGTCGCAGAGCATCGTTCCGTCGTCCTGGACGGCTTTGTAGGTAATATGCTCAACATCATCGCCAAACGATGCGAGAATGCGCCCTGCGAGGTCTCCCTCTGCCCAACGAGTCATAACGATAATGACTTTCCATGGATTCTCAGTGCGGCTTAGGAATGTGTTATTGAACCACTCCCAATGGTCGTCGAGCGCGCGTTCGTTGTATGCTTCTTCGGCCGAACGAATCAAGTCATCCACAATCAAGAAATGTGCGCCGAAACCTGTTGCTGTGGCCTTTGGCGAGGTTGCCAGGTAATTAACCATCGACGAGCCTTCGAGTGTCCACATCTGCGCAGATGCCTCGCCGTACTTAACCTTCGTATTCGGGAAGATGTCCGAGTATACCGTATTTCCGTCTACCTTTTCGGTCTGAATAAGGTTGCGAACATTGCGCGCGAATGTAGTCGAAAGCGTTTCGTTATAGCTCGCCGTCATGACCTTATTGTCTGGATCTATGCCGAATAGCCAAGCAGTGAGAAGTTGCAGCGTGAGCGACTTGCCATGACGAGGCGGCTCATTGATGACGAGATAGTGCTTGTCCGAGTTCTTGATAAAGTCCTGGATTGCCTCGCAGGTTTCTTTTAGGTACTTGCGATTGTCCTTGAAGAACTTCGGCATCATTTGCTGACAAAAGGTATAAAAATCCCAAGAGGCCTTGCGATTTCTTAAACCAGTAATGATTTCATCTTTTGTCATACTTCTTTAACAATGCTTCTACTTCTTTCTGAGAAAGGTTGCTGAACGGACTGCCTTCGACTTTGCCGGAGAGTTCCGTTTTAGATTCTGACGGGTCGTAATTGCCGATAAGTTTGATGAGCTTGTCTGCTGCATCAGTGCACTTTGGATGGTCTGGGTCTGATGCTATTTTAATGAGATTGTTGATTACGCCTTGGACGAGTGATGGGTCTTTTTGCGCCATGATTTTAGCGCGTTCACGAAACGAGAATGGTTCTTTTGGGCGGCCGCCTGGGTTCTTGCCGAACGAGTTGCCTTCCGAGAATGTGCCATCCGACTTTCGTCCGACTTTTTCAGAGGTCGCTTTAGTTCCACCTTTCGCCATAACCTTCAATCCTTTGCAGGCGTTTCGATGAAGCCAACATCAACTTTCTGCTCTTTTGTCTTTGGAGCTTTGACTTCGACTTTCTTCGACTCTTTGCATTGGACTTCGTAATCAGTACCGAATGCGCGAAGCTTTGCAACGCCGTTCTTAAATTTGCCAGTTAAATCAAAATCCTCGCCATATAATCTAACGATTACTTTGCCTTCTTTGTTGGCCTTAGCCTTGATGATTTCTGCCATATTTACCTCCCTTGGTATGCTTGGTAGCACCGAGTCTTGCCGTCTGCACTTCGAGTTCCTTGATGGTTCGAGCAGTTACGAATCCTCGTTTTGATGTTAAGACTGCTTTTGGTCGACGAACGAAACCTCTTTTATAGATTCCGTCTACGCAGATTTCTGCGGCGATTCTGCCGGTTGGTCGGTAGATGATGAACGCTTTACCTCCACGATAGATCGCTCGTAGATCTACGGAGAGTTCGAGGTCTCTCATCGCTCCGTTTGCAGCACTTGAGAACTTTAGCGCCAGTTCTTCTCGGCGTACCGATTCTGTAACGCATTTGGTATCTTTGTCCGTTAGTAAACGAGAAAGAACCCTAGTCGTTACTATGGTTTCGAATTCGGCGATTGATAGGTCATTTGTCATAATCCCATCTTCCGTTTAACTTTACCCATCAAAAAATGCCCAGAAGATTATTCTGCGCATCATTGACTGCCTTTATTATACCATAAACACCTTGCCTCGTATACCTCTACACCTTGACGGGAAACAGATAATGCGCTAGAATGAAAGTAGTTTATATGCGCTCGAAAGGCCTCATGGCAGTTTTATTTCTGTTGTGAGGCTTTTCTTGTAACCACCTCAGCGAATAGCAACTAATTGTGCGGAGGTAGTTTAGTGATCGAGTACTTCAACGGCGTAAGCTTCGAGGCTTATCGTGAAGTTGGTTCCGATGCGGCTATTTTGTTAGCTTATCTGGCCTATGTATCGCGAAGACTACCGGCAGATGTTACTGGGCATTTTAGCCTAGATTCTAAGTATATTAGCAATGGATTAGGGATGAAAAACACCACATTCAAGAATTGTCGTCGCCGATTAGTTGAGAAAGGCTATCTTGATTATATTCCTGGTAATAACCAGAACGCTAAACCTCGCTATAAGGTGTTAAAATAGATACGATTCGTGCGAGTGAGGTGTCAGCCTCATTTTTTGTGTTTTGTCAACATGGAGGGTGTGGAAAACTTGTTGAAAAGTAAGCAAAATTTGGTGGAAAACTCTGTGGAAAACCTAATTCCGGTGGGCGTGAAATGACCGGCGGCTTATAGATTGCGGTGGGCGTGAAATGACCGGCCATACAAAATATATAAAAAATAAATAGTAGTAGGGCTACTAAAATTTTGGAGAAAAAAGTTTTATGAACGGCTACAATTCATTCAATAATGTTCAACTCGAACAATACGACCATTTGAAAATGCGAGTAAGTAGGAAGAAGCCTATTTACAAGCAAGTGAATAGTTATTTGGACTTCTGTGCCAATGTAAGGCAGATGAGCAGAATGACGATGCATGCTAAGGAATGTGCGTTGCGCTATCTTATTATCGAATCAGGTTGTCAGGACTTGCAGGAACTAACCAATGACATGTTTGATAAGTTCGTTAAGGCGGAGTTAGATCGTGGAGTGTCTACGAGGACAGTAAACGGAAGAACGGCTCATATAGTGGCAATGATTAGGTATTTTCGTGAGATGGACTTAATGATTCCTTTGCGCTTGCCTCTCGTCTTCAAATTAAAGGAGATGCCGCCTAGACGAGTTTGCTATACGAAGGAACAAGTAAATCGAGTTCTTAAAAAGTGCAATTCTGATCTAGCGTGGTGCTTGATTAAACTAGCCTTTGATACCGGTATGCGTATTAGTGAGATTACGAATCTATCAGTAGAGCAAAT